ACCACCGCACAAACAAGAAAACAGAACTTTACAGATCAAAGAGACTATGACAAGAAAGTACTACTCTTGGTAATTTTAGCAACCATTTCACCTTCTTTGTCTGGGGACATCAAAAAATTCAATATTTGATGTCCCCTCCCTTCATTCTACACTCCTCACAAAAAGTCATCCCTCACATCAGGGTTCTCTATTATTCCTATGGGATCTTCTTCTTCTTGTTCGCACTCTTCAATTATAGACTCCCTCTCTGCTTCTGCATTCTGAATTATGTTGGACAATTCTTCTTGTGTAAAGTGTGTCTCTAAGTAAGATTTAACTCTCTCTTTTGGTTTAATGTCAAGGAGCCAAAATAAAATCTCCTGTATACGGTTATCATCAGGTGCAACTATATTGGACAGTGTCATCCTCCACAATCTGGGGAACCTAGAATCAACATCATTTATAAAATTATCCCACATAGGATGAGAATACATGAAGGACATCAGGTTCTTTGTGACAATCTCGTCAGACACCATCAAATGTGGCTCGAAAGGATTCCTAATTGACATTGCCAATTCAGCATAACCTTCTTCCATCTCAAGGCCTTCCCTTCCTATCATTTCCCTTAATTCTGGGGCAATCATGTCATAAGTGTTTGTTTCTCCCTCATCATGTACAACAGAGACTACAAAATGATCTACATTCCGCAGTCCTGGGAGTTCATCATCTAAGCCCATCATGGATGTTTGTAAAGCATTCCAATCTACTTCAAAATTCTTATCTTCTTCTTCATGAATCTCGGAATCCACCAGAGTGGTAGCTATGTCAACCATTTCTCCCCCCATCTTTTTGTAATTTAATCTATGTAAAAGTGTTGATTTTAGCCATCTAGCAACTGGGGATTTAGTAGCCTTATCTTTATGAATCGTTTTCTCAGTTAGCAAGGCAGCTGTGGCTGATTTGGCACTCCACGATTTCTGATTAATCCAACAATCCCACTTGTCCACCCCTTCTATTACCTGAGTCTTGTTGTTCAGATCATGAACATTTGACCTGTATGATATAATTGGAACAGAAACAGCATTAGTGGAGTATATCAATGAAATCATTGAATGAGATATTGAGAGGCTAATTTTCCTCGGGTAAAATACAGTAGATTCCAAGTTCTTATCTTCGAAAATTGGCAGACCAATACTACCAGGAGGATAAAATCTATTGTTTTTATACAGAGCCACAGCTGTCAAATTTGAACCATTAGGAACTGGTTTACTCATGAGGATGTCCCTGATTATGTATCTTAACACTTCCCCATGGTCCCTTATCTTCCTAAAATCCTTAAACACCACTTTAGTTACATATTCATCTTCTAAAGTGAATTTCATCAACATGTCATCATATATTACTGTGGCTATCCCACTACCCTGCCAGCTGACTCTTTGAGATATTGGATTTACTATTCTTTTCTGAGGTCTAGTATAGGTGACAAAGAACCCCTTGTTACAACCTCTTAATTGAGTGACTATTTCTTCATCATTAATCTCTTTATTATGATAAGCTTGTATATATGCCACCCTCTGTAGTTTGTCACTTAAGTTGGGAATGCTCCCAACATCATCATATAATCTATAAGGTTCCCCTAAAACTTGTTTGGTCTTGAGAGTCCTTACTCTATCATCAGGGATAGTTAAGCTCAGCGTTAGTTTAGTAAGGAATTCCTCCTCTAGCTCACTAAAGCTGCCAGTTGAATCCTTATCCTTTGGCCTTCTTAAGACATAGCCATCTGATTGAGATTTGGCAATGATTTGAACCATCTGTCCTGTAAATTTGTTAGAGAAGATGCTAGGGCCAACCTTAATAACTCTTCTTGAAGGACTAGAATTGGTTGAAATGAAAGCATATAGTTCAGAGTGTGTTATAAAGGGACTGGATTCCAGGGTTTCTTTGAACCCATCCGTTGAGATCCATGGGAATAGTAGTATGTAATAATCTAGGCACCTTCTATACACATTTGTGGACACTCTGACATTATGTCCATACCAACACTTTCTCAAAGTTTGACACAAAGTGAGGGGCATGAGAATTGACTTAGGCTGAATGATAAAGTTAGTCTTTCTGTACCTGAAGTTATGTCTTCTGACCAGCAGGGCTCCTTTAAAAGAGTTAATTATTTTAAGGGCATCTTCATACCTTTCCTTATTAGGAAAGCAGGCTTTCTCTATTTTCTCCTCTTCTGTCACAATCGTAAAGTCTATTCTTTTCCTTATCAACTCAGACCTCCTCTTCCTCTCACTCTGATTAGTGATGCCTGCCAACTCCCTTTCCTCTTCTTCAATAATTCTTCTATCTCTTTCTTCTTTCTTTGCTATCCTAGATGCTTCTCTTTTTAGATTCCTTTCAGACATGCTTGATATCTCCTTTCTCATTTCAGCCAGTATGCTAGTCTTAACAGTGTCAGATTTGATTTTTGTACAACTGCATTCAACGTAAGAGCTAATAGTTTTCTTAACTGCACAGTGAGTGTTTATGCTAAAAACAGAAAGAGCAAGTGCTTGTATGAAAGCATTTCCTCTGTTCATTGATTTTGCCACTCCTGGCATTAGAGATTTTAGGAATAGTTTTATCTTAAGGTCTTCCTCATTTTCTGGGTGAGAAAATAGCAATTCTGAGTGCTCATCAAAGAACTTAGATATTTCTTCTTCAGTTGTGAACTTATCTGGTCTTAGTTTCCCAACTAATTTTTTCCATCTGATCAGGTCTCCGTTAGGAATAACTAGGCTATCAATTACTGAACCATCTCCTAGCTGCTCTAAATTGTTAACTAAACCTCCTTTCTTTATGATGCTCATATTATTAGTAACTTTCAAGTGGTTCCATAAAGAGAAGGTGTAGCCCAACAGACCTGGACAATATTGAGTATCCATAATGAAAAATCCAAATTTTGGATGCTTGATTTTGTCTGTAAGCTCAAAGTAATCAGGATATAAAGGATTCACACTCTCTCCCATGGTTTTGTAGTGCAAAAGGCCTTGTGATATTTGACAGATGTGAGTATATTTTGCTGGCAAACCATTATTGAAGACATCACTGATCAGATTGTACAGATTTTGGAATCTTTTTACTAAAGACTCTGTTTCTGTGATATTGTTACAAGCAGCCACCATTTTAATCACTGGCACTGACAAAGTGTTACCACAAACGAACTCACTGTTGAATTCAATGTAATTTGGAACAGAGATGGTGGATTTCACTGATTCAGTCATGCAGTAATAGTTGCACATCTCTGTGAATGATTCCAGACACAGTTCTATGCTCCTTAGCATCTTGAGTAAATTCTCATCCAACTTGACTGAATGGGAAGGAGAGAATCCAGTAATCATAAATCCTGAATCATCGGATGAGCACATGCAACTTAACAGGAACTTGCAATCAGGGAAATTCCTCCTCAAAATTAATGAAGCAACTGATTTGCAACTGTATAAGAAAGTCAAATGTAGTAGGGATGATGTGTAGTGTAAGATTCCTTGCATCATCCCAGAGGTCAAGGACACAAACTTCTTGTTCATGTTCTTCTGGAATATCTTATATGAGTTTGGACTTTGATGACTTCTATTCCAGAACAATTTGTATAGTTCCTCATAAACCTCAGATGACAAATGTTGACCATTTGTGATCAGATGTAACACACTAGAAGGAATTCTTAATTTCTTCCTTGCCCAGAGATTTAGAATCTCTTGTATCACACCATGAAAGTCAGTGTGAGTTAACCGAAACAGGGGAACACACATTGCTGTCATGATAAAGTTTTGGTTCCATCTTGTTTTGTCACTAGAAGAGTTCATCTCTGCCACTAAACACTCTCTCTTGTTAGCTATCTTTGCTGACTTCCTTTTGTGTTCATCTATTATTATTAGTTTATTTTTTGGATGCGTCAATGTCTCCTCTTCAAAGTGGCTACATAGGACTCTTGAAACTGTTTCTATAAATAACTGTACCATTCTAGATTTTATTGTTAGCACATATATCTCTCTGAGACCACCATGTTGCTGTTTTTTAAATAAATCTGCTATAACTCCTCCAGAGGATTTTTTTATTTCTTCAATCATTTTCTCTATGCTCAACATAGGATTAAGGCCCATTTTAGTAATATCATCAAATATAGCTTCTATCACTTTCTTCCTAGGCTCGTCTTTTATTTCAGAGCTGTCAAATGATTTCTTTAAATCATCATGACTAATGGAAGATGAGGCTTTGAGGGTGGCAATCTCATGAGTTAGCTGCTTTGAGAGAGCTTCCAGAATCTCATCCTTGAGCTTTTCTTTAAAATCAGCTCCTAGACTCTTCTTTAGCGATTCTTCTAATCTGTCACAGCCAAACACCAAATGATTCAAGCTAAATTCCTTTCCAGGTTTACTATCTTTCTTATCCCCATATAGATTCCCTCTATTATCATAGTCAATTTTAAACTCTTCTTCAAGAGCCTTACTTATTAATTGGAGGTCCGAATTAGATTGAGACATCTCATTTTTGTTTTTAAGATATCCTATGTAGAATAGATTCACAACTTTTGAGAATCTCTTAGTGGGAGCTCCAGTAACCCAGTTGTTTAAACTCCCCCAGTTATCATCAGGGGGACTATTGTCAGTCTCCATTGACTCTTCCCGAGAAGTTTTCGTGTCATTATACACTAAAATTCTTTTAGGAGGAAATAAATGCATTATCCTAAACTCTCTGATTAATTTCTTTATGCAATACAAGTTCAACCTACTTCGTGGTTTATTATTCATTTTCTTTATCATCTTAGAAGGCATTGGTCTTTTTGCGGTTACTGATGCCTTGAGTAGCTCCATGTACATGTACCTTGAAAGGGTGATAGTTTCCTCTGTTTCTGCTTTGTCTTCCAAAGCTACTAATAGAGAAAACAAAGTCATTTTTGAAACTTCTGAGTTATTTTTAAATTCATCAATAGAGGGCAATAACTCATAGTGATGACACCAGTAGGCAGACATGCTTATAAGAGTAGAAGATATGGAGGCTAAGTTTTCCAACTTATCTAGGCGCACAGATACAAAATCAGTGAATAAAGAGTTTCCACTTTTGTAAAGAGTTCTAAAACAGGTGGAATTAGACAGTCCTTTGTTCTCCTCTTTATCATATCGGGGAAAGCAAAGACTAAAGAAACAGTGAGACGAAGAGGTGGTTGGTAGAAGCAACACATACACATCATAGTTTCTCAGTTTTTTTAGAATCATGAAGTTCTTTTTGCAGTGTTGCTTGTTTGAAATGGCTAGCTCTAAGGCTAATTCTGTGACCCAATCTGTGAACTTCCCTATTTTTGTGCTAAGGATGTCATTAACAAAGTTCAATCCCTCAGAATCATTTCCTATAATGTCATTAGAAAGCTTGATCATGTCTAGAGACATATCCAGTCCTTCTGTGTTAGAAAATTTAGATTTTTCAAATAGTCCTGAGTTATTTGATAACAGATCACCAATGTCTGTAGTGTCAGTGATGTGAGAAAAAGCTCTCCTCTGCTGTATTAGCCTGGCCTTCCTCCAGTTTTCACATCTAGTTTTCTTCGCCCATACACCATCCTTTTGTAATTCCCTCATGTCATCTTCATCCAAATCAACTCCCACATCTACTCTATGATACTTTGTGGATTTTTCTTTCCTTTCTTGTTGATATTTTCGAACAACTTCTTCATCAACACAATATGCTTCAGCTCGTAATGTGGTTAAATTATCTTCATGCCAATCGGGGTTAGTATCCATAGAGTTCATAGCTGCATTCCATATGTTAGTAATTAGAGGCTTTTCCTGGCAACAAATAAATCTTCTAACTTTAGGCAGTGCAGATGGATCTGTTTTATTTGGAATAATGAATGGTAGATTAACAATAGGCTTTAGATCACTTCTTCTCTCAAAGGAATTGTCTTCCTTCATAAAAGAATCTACTATTTTCTCAAAGTCTTCTTCTACTTGCTGATCAGTCTTTAACATTTCCTTCTTAATTTCTTCTTTCTTAGAATCTACAATTGTCAAGAAGTCAGACAAAATTTCTGTCTTGTCAGCCTTGTGTGTCATAATCTTGTCATAATACTCATGAGTAATAACTATAGCATTATCACTATCATCCACCTCTTTTACCTCGACCTTACTGATCTTAAGATTGATCATCTCTTTCATTAATTCTCTCCTGGTCTCTGATTCTTCAATTTTCCACACTATTCCCTTTTTCTTCGCCACATTTTCTATACTCTTCATAATGTTCATTCTCATTATTAGTTCATTCACTATGTTTTGCCTCAACTGAATGTTTGAGATGACTCTATTATGTCCTACAATAACGACAGTTAAAACAGACACTGTCAGTGCACCAACATCATCACATCTGCTCAGTATAGGTAGTTTGTATTTGAACAGCTTGTCTGCTGCTGTCTTCTCCATTTGGTCTACTCTGACAGCAGAGGTCGTTCCAATCTCCAGAAAATGGTAAACTCCTCTCTCATCTATAAAGCCAAAGTCAGGGGACAGAGAATCAGCATCGTCACCCTTAGCTCCAAAAATCTTCCATAATGGAACATCGGTGTCTCCACTTCCAAAGCATTCAGATACAAACTCATGCCTGAGTTTATAAGAGTCAAAGAGGTTAGTGGTTCTACTAGCTGACGTGAATGAAAGATGATCCTCATACTCCTCAGGGATGTCAAACTTCCACTCCAACCCATCACCAATTTCAAGCACATCCACTAAGTCATCAAAATTAGGAATTTCAATGTCACTAGTAAAGCAGAAGAATTCTTCGTTACACCTCATACCTGGATAGAATTCGATGTCTAAAGAGTGAGCTTCATAATGGACATCCTGAATTGACTGCAATTCCACAGCTCTTCGGGGTAGCGCTGCAAACATGGTAGTAATCTTGTTGTTCTTTCTCTTTGTTGTGCGG